GGCAGCCGCCTGCTTGACTTCATCCGCCTTCGGCATCGTGTCGCGGATCGACTGCGCCACCTTGCCGAAGCTCTCCCGTAATCCGTTGGTGTCGATGAGTTCGCTTCCGGTTGTATCGCCGGCCTTTCTCGCCGCTTCCGCCACCCGTTCGCCGAGCTGTGGAGCACCTTTACCGAGAAGTCCTTGTGCCTCTTCGGCCATCTCCTTGAAGTTCATGCCGAACAACTCCGCGCCGGTTTCCTTGCGGTCCTTCAAGATGCTCGCAAAATTCGTGTCCACGTATTGCGCCTCGATGCCGAGCAGTTCGCTCATGCCGGGAATCTTGAGCAGGCCCTTGAGCAAGTGGGCGATCACCCATTCCATGCCCGCCTGCAGATAGACGATGGGCGTTTGGAATGCATTGAGCAACGCCGCGCCGAAACCGGCCACCAGACCGAGCAACGTAGTGCCGAGACTCTTCCACATCGCCCCGTCGGTGATCAGGTTCCAGAAGAACTCGATGGCGACGCGGAAGCCGTTCACCAGCGCGTTCACGCCCATCGCGAATGCGAGCTTTAAGCCGGAAGTCACCAGGTCGAGCAGTTGGCCGCTCTTGAATGCGGCGATGACGAACATGACCGCGTCCTTGACCCGCTTGCCCGCCTCTGCCGCCAGCGGTGCCAGCTTTTGCACCAGACCAATCGCCTGTTCGACCAGCGGACGGATCGCATCATTGATTGGCGTGCCGAGCGTGAGGAATACCTCGTTGATCGTGTCCTTGAGCGTGGAGAAGAGACCCGATGTCGTCTTGCTCTGCGCTTCCATCATCCCGGAGAACTTGCCGCCCTCCGAGGTCAATGAAATGAATGCCTGTTCGATGGCCGGGAATCCGACCTGCCCTGATTCAACGAGCTTCTTCACCTCGGAATCCGACACGCCGAACTGCTTCGCCAACTCCCCGATGATCGGAATGCCGCGCCCGGTGAGCTGGTTGATGTCCTCAGCGAAGAGCCGCCCCTGCACACGCGCCTTGCCGTAGAGTTCAGCGATCTCGTTGACCGGAGCCTGAATGCCCGCAGAAACGTCGCCAATGCGTCGCAGAGTTTCGGGCACGGTGTCCGCATTCTCCCCGAAGGCGATGAGCTTGCGGCCGGCATCGGCCAGTTCGGGAAACTCGAACGGTGTTTCCGCGCCGAGTTTGCGAAGTTTGGCGAGCGTTTCCTCCGCCTTGGCGGCATCACCGATCAATGTGGAGAACGCGACCTTGGTCTGCTCGAAGTCTGCGGCCGCGTTGACCGCCTTCACCCCGACACCCATCGCCGCCGCGCCGCCCGCAAGCGCTGTTCCGATACCCGCTTTCAAGGCCACGCCAGCGACCGAAAACCCCTTGCTGAGTGCCGCCGCGCCACCTTTACCAAGTCCCGCCAGCCCCGCACCCGACAAGCGACCCATTTTTCGGGCGGACGCTCCAACGAGTTCCGTCGCACCGGCCATCGCCCGCTTCAATGCGGTGATGTCGGCTCCAAGAGTGACGGTCAAGGCGCTCATGATCCTGCATCAGCGTCAACCGACTCACTCCACTGAATGCGAAGCAACGCAAGTTGGTCCCCAAGAGCCAGGCCGTCCGTGTTCGATTGGCTCCAGTTTGTCCGAACCCCGTTTCGCCGCAACAGGCAGTGTTGGTATTGCGCCAGTCTCGCAAGCGGCATGAACAGGATCCGCTCCTCGGACCAACCGGTTTCGGCAGCCACGGCGAACACCTGGGCGGCTAGGAAACCGGGTTCGTCGCAGGGATGGGCTTTTTTCCGCCGATGTCCCCCATGGTTTCGACCTGGGCCGCCTCCAAATCCCGGCTTTGTTCCAACAGGCGCTTGAACGCGGTTTGGAAATCGGCCGGGGTGAGGTTGCCGCAGAAGATCAAAGCGGCTTCGCGGAAAGTCTGGTCGTTGAACGACGCCCGCACCACCTCAGGCCACGGGGCGCAATGGGCGAAAACAAATCCCATGATCGAGGATGTATATTCGGGAGTTCCGTCAGCGGGCATTTCCCCCTTCACAAGCGGGTTGCCGGTGCGGAGCAGCACGTCGTAGCTGGCCAGATTGAGCGGACGCATGGCGTGGCCGCCGACGATGGTTTCCGCTTCGTGGAAGGCGGTTGATAGAAGATTCTGGCGTTCGGTGTCGTTCATGGAATTCAGATTTTTCTAGGGGGCTAGACGTTTTTCTCAGAGGTGGCGGATGAACAGGTCTTCAGTGGCAGGCGAGGCATCGAGCGGGATGAAAGCGATTTTCCCCCGGCGCTTCACGCAGGCGAGCGGCACGTCCTGCTTCACCTTGTCCACCAGTCGCTGGCGGTTCATGAGCGCGGCTTTGATGTAGGCGAACGGATGCTCCGGGTTGGCAAGGTGCCAGGCTTCGTCGTTCCATGCCTCGATGAGTTCCTTGGTCTGGAACTGGTTGTCGGCGCTCTGGGGTTCGAAGAACCAAACGGTGCGCTCGCCACGGATGCCATCGCCGACGACGCGGACAAACGGTTTCTCGGCAAGCGGGATGCCCACGGCCGTCAATGCGGCGGCAAGGCAGGTGTTGCTGGTGGCGGTGGATGAAATGTGGGTGATGGCGTTCATATCGGTATCTCAGGTTGGAAAGGGTTGGTTCACGCCCCACCACCACCGGAAACAACCAGCGGGTAGTTGGTAGCGGTGATGTCGATCTTCTCGAAGTCCTCGTTGTTGAGGGAGCGGCTGATCTGTTTGATGATCGTGGTGCCACCGCTCGCCTGCATGTGGGCGGGGACTGCGTTGGTGAGGGCGAGGGCCGCACCGATCTTGCCAGCGAACGGGCCGGTTTTCTTCACCAGTCCGGAGAGCTTGATCTCGGCCTTCTCCTGATAGAGCGCGAGACCGATGATTTCGCCGCCCTTATCCAGAACAACTTTCTCCTGGTTGGAGTAGTCGAAGGAAAGGTCGGTGATGATGATGCCAGCTTCGTCCTGGGGGATGCCCCAGTTGCCAGTCGTGCCAAGGAATGTCGCGGCCATTTGACCGCGTTCTGCGTGTCAACCGGATCAGACTGCGGAGACGACGGCCTCGTAGGAGAGCACGGTTTCACGGCCGCGGGACTCGTCGGGCGTGGTGGTGCTTTCGCGTTCGATCAGGTCATGGAGCACGAAGGATTCTGAATCGAGGTCGGACTGGATCGCCGCCTTGCCGCGCAGCAGTGTGACGAGCTTGCCCGACCACTCGGCGTGGTCGTCGGCTGGCGTGTCGTCCACTTGGGAAAACAGATGCACGTCGAGTTTCAGCCGGGCGGTATGCGGCATGCCGGGTATCGGCTTGGATTCCGCCGGGTTGATCACGACACATGGACGTGTGCGGATTTCATCACGGCGGGCGACGTGAACTGGGATGGACTCAGGGAATCCCTCGGGACGGTGGCTGTCGATCCACTCCGCAAGAAGTGACGAAAGACGATCTTCGATAAGGTTGGGCATCTTGCTTGGAATCGGTCGTCAACCGGAACGGCGGCGAAGTGACCGGTTCGCGTTGTCGTTGATCTTGCGCAGCGATGTGGCCAGCGCCTTGCGCAGGCGACCTTGCGCCACTTGAAGTGCGAGCTGGATGCCCTTGTAGGTTGTTACGTCGTCGATGTAGTCGAGCTTGTTGACCAGCGTGACGGCAGGGCTGTCGCCGGTTTTAATCGTGGCCGATCCGGGAGCCTGCTTGTGCCGGGTGGCCCATTGGACGGCTCCACGAATCCGCCCGCCAATGGACTTGCCCGCGTTGATCCACGATCCCTTGGCGAAGCCAACCCGCTTCTGGATGCGGGCGATGTAAGTGTCGCGAGCCTTCGCGCTTGTGACGATCTGCTTTGGCTTGGCCGCGCCAAGCTGTCCCCACTTGTGGAGTTTCGGATCGAGGCGGCCGACCGACAGATCCTTCCAGCCGGAACTTGTCTGACGCAGGTTGTTTTCGGCTCGTGTAAATCTCCGGTTCTGGATGTTAGCCCAGAAGCGGTCAGCGGCGGCCGGGTTCGACTTGCGGATTTCCTCGAAGGCGTCCGATGGCAGTGCAAACACGCCGCCGATGTCCTTGGCCACTGCGTCCTCTCCGGTCTTCTTCGCTTTCGCGGAAAATCCGAATGGGCGGGTGTTGCGTGCGAGTTCCACCGCCAGGCCACGCGCTTCCTGTTTCACCAAGGACAGAAGAGTCCGTCCTACTTTTTCCGGGTAGCGGCGCAGCAGGCG